CTTCATCCATGATTGCGTCGATGCTTCGACCAGTCAGGAGTTCGATTTGCTCGATCTCGTTCAGGGTCATGGTGTCAAAGTCGATTGTCATTTTTTACTCTCCGAGTCCGTATTTGTTGACAAGTCCCTGCATGTTCTTTTCATAGTTTGCAAGAATCTCTTGATAAGTGTAACCGAGAGCCTCGCTAAAGAATGGCTGTGGCTCGATGTTGCGGAATGCGCCTACGCCGTTAGGGGTCAGCACGCCTCGGTGTGAAGCTCCTACTCGAGCCCATCCCCAGTGAATCGGGGCCGCGTAACCTAGTCGACCGTTGTTACCTGCTCGAGCAACTGCAGAGCCTTGAGTACGCGCTGGCCGTAGAGAGGTTTTTAGGCTTCCACTGAGCACCGGCACTCGAGGTAGCGCAGCACGAATCAGTGTTGCTGCAGCTTCATAGTTAGCGTCGGCGATTTCCGTTTTATCCGCACCGACGGCCTTGAGCGACCTTCTGAGTTGCCCAAGACCTTCGGCTTGGATAGCACCGCCCGGAACGATTGTCCGAGCCATGGTTACTAGCTGGTTTTCTTGGTAAGGCCGAAGTAAACCGGTGGAGTTGCAGCTGGAGTGTGAACCGAGTTGATCACAGTTAGTTCAGTGGTGAACTGCATGATTTCACCCGAGACCAACGAAAGCGGTGGCAAGGTGTCAAACAAGACGGTGCCTTCCCAGATTGGCTGCGAAGCGGTTGCGGTCGCGTTGCCCTGTGGAGCAAGCTTGAACGCAACTGCAGTTCCGTAGTTAGCAAACAGCAACTGGTAAAGGCTTGCAGCGTCTCCCGAAGCAATACCGTTGATGTTTAGTTTCCACTCCTGCAGAGGCTGGACTTCTGAGAAGGTCTGCTGTGCGCCAGGAGCGTCAGTTAGAGCCAGTTCAATCGAGTCAGCATCGAAAGAGTAGTCGGTGGTGTTAATGGTGAACTTGATGTTCGAGGCTTTGATTCTGGTTGAGATTGGCATCTACCTGAACCTTTCTTAGATTGAGATTTGTAGGTCTACGTTGATTGTGGTTGCCAAGTAGTCATTGCCGTTCATTGCAAGCAAATAGGGCTGTGCAACACTGCCCACGCCTGCATCTGCCGGTATGGCCGTTAGCGTTTGTTCGATTAGATCGTCGAGGTCGTCGATGGTGGTTTCGTTTGTGGCAAAACCTGCAACGATTACAAGCTCAAGGTTCAAGTCATAGACCGAACCAACCGAACCTGGTGCAATGTATGGCGAGCCTGCGCGAATAACAACAACTGGTGGAGTTGCTCGCTCAGGGATGTAGTCATAGACATCAAGGCCTGCCGCTTGAAGCGTCAAAGCCAACTCTGCCTTAGCTGCACCAGCCTCGCTCATACAGACCAGCCCAAGTAGGGCAGGAGCTGCGCATAAACCGACCGTTTAGTGTCGAGAGATACACGCATCCCCTGCCCTGAGCCGTCAGCGAACTGAGCGATGCCACTTGGAGCGGAGCGACGGTTCCAGTGTTCAGAGGCTACCTGAAGCACGCAGACGTCCTTGATGGTGGCCGGCACAGTGGTAACTGCACCAATCATCAAGTTGACTTCAGCCAAGCCTGCGTCGAGGCAGCGTTGAGGGAAGTCGCCGGCGTCTTTAGTGCCTACGTAATCTTTGAACTGCTGAAGCGTCACTGCCACGATGTGTCCTAAGCGGTTACGTCGAGCTTGACGATTGCACCCAAACGAGGGAGAGCAACAGCCATGTAGCCGTAAACAGAAACGCTGTCGGTTAGCGTGGTGATGTCTGAGTCGGTTAGGCGAACGCTTCCAGACTCCATCGACAACACTGCAGCCGAGTTAGCTAGGTAAACTACACCCTCAGCCAACTGTGGGTCAACAATGATTGGCAGACCAAATACCGAGCCCGATAGACCAGGGATGTTAGCCGAACCGATGGTGTTTGAACCGTCGTTGTTTAGAGCAAGAACCGGGCGACCGTCTCCTGCAGCAACCTTCACGATCTTCACGTAAGCGTCTGGTGCCGCGAGGATGAACTCTGGGCGTAGACCGCTGTTGGTGAAAATGTAAGATGCACCGTTGGCGATACCTTCAGCAAGCGATGAAGCGGTCTGGCCGTCAGCGTCGAAAACCTTACCAGTCCAGTCCTGAGCCGATAGAACCGACACCATGCGGGCGTTGGTTGCAGCTGCGTACTGAATGGCTAGGCCTTCAAATACTGCGTCCAGCGTGTTGATCTGTGAACGCTCAACGTACTGCTTGGTGAACGAGGTGTAACCACCGTAGGTCTGCACGTCAGCCGAAACAACCTGGAAGGTTAGGTTTCCGAATGATAGTGCTTCGCCTTCTGGGTCTTGTACGCCAACTGCAAGGGTGTTGCTGTTGATCTTGGCATACTCAACGGTCACGCCAGTTGCTGGCAACGCTGCACGCGAGAACGCGTTTAGGGTTGGGCGGTTGTTGTTGATAAGGGTGTTGATGTAACCGAAGTAAGGTGGAACGATTCCAGCGTCGCCAGAGTCAGAAGCGGCACGAGCGGCCTCAACTGCGTCAACGTCGCCAGTGGCTAGTCCCTTTGCAAAAGCACCGATTGAACGGAACTTTGAACCTGCTGGTGCAACTGGAGCCTGTGGGGTGATGCCAGCCTCGACCAGGCGACGAACTTCAACGAGTTCATCCTGAATCGCGCGAACATCGAGTTCAGTGTTTTCAGACAATGAGCTCTCACTTTCTTGGATGTCGTCGGTCGGTTCAGTCTCAGCCTCGGCTGGTTCCTGTTCCTCGCGAACTTGGGTGATTCCTGCGCCAGCGAACGCCGGCCAGGGTACCACGCTGAGTTCAAACAACTCAACGAGGGTTCTCGTGATGACTTTGCCTTCACGAGTTTGTTCGACTGGCTTGAAACCAATCGAAAACTTGTTTAGAACGCCGTCGCGCATGAGAGCAAGAGTCTCATCCGCGCGCTGAACGCCTTTGGTGAGTTTGGCAACGATCTCGAAGCCTTCCTCGGTGTCGCGACCTTCAATGACTTTGCCAATCGGCAGGTCATCGTGCTGGTGGCCGTAGAACAACTTGACATCCTCGACTGAGCGGATTGCACCCGGTGCGAACTGCTCCTGGTAAGTGCCGATGTCTGCGGTCTGGCCGTATGGTACGGCGATACCGCGAATCGTTCCCTCAGCGTCGTCATCGAGACGCATCTCGATGTGGCGTGTTTCAATCTCCATTTAGAGACCTTCCTTTGCTCGGACTTCATCAGGCGTTAGCCAGGCAACTCCACCAGTGGCGATGTCGTACATCTCCCAGCGAGTTTTCATGTCTGCCTTGTAGAGACCTTCGTAGTTGAATCGAACTGAGTTGCCGCGTGGCAGGCAGTTGCTTAGTGCATCCTCGATGGCGTTGGTGTAAGCCATGAGAGTGTGGCGGTAAAACGTTTGCTGCTCATCGCTCAAGTTGGCGTATGTGTCGCTTGAGCCGTCAACACCGGTCAGCAAAAGACGTGCTGGCACACCAAACAAGCGAGCGATTGTCTGAGTCGACTGTGCTGCGACGTTGGTGAACATCAAGTCCTGCGGCGTAGCGTTGATGGCCTGATAGTCAAAGCCCTCGCTTAGCACCGCTAGTTGTCTAGTCGCCTGCTTGGTGTGCCAGTTCGTTGTAATCTCGTCAGCTTGGTCTTTGGTGAGCATCTTGCCTGTTTTGAGCACGCCTGTTGGCACGCCACCTGAAGCGAACCAGGTGCTTGCAAAGTTGCGTAGATCTAGCGCGGTTGCGATGTCGTTGCCTGCAGCTTGAATCGGGCCGAGACCGCGCAGGTTGCCGACGGTGGTGAATAAGCGCATGTGCTCAATGTCGCGCTGCGTGTAAGTCTTGCCCATGTAGTCAAAGACCTTTTGCCCGGTCATTCCGTTTACGCCGTCGAGGCGCGGGCTGATGGTGGTCGGGTCGAGGGCGGTTAGGTCGTTGACTTGACCGCGTGAGTCGTATGACTTGAACCAGTAGGCTTCGCCGTTGATTGCGAGGCTGGTGACGGTCGAGAAAATGAAGTCTTTGCGCGACTCTGAAAGTGAAGGGTTGTTGACAAGCACCGGGTTCTCAACCTTGACCTCGAGTCCGCCGCCGTAGCGGTAAGTCTCAAGTGGAAGTGCCTTGGAGATTGGTGTCGCGATGATTTGAATCGCGCGGTAGACCGATGCTAAAGAAAGCGCGGTCTGAGTGCTCACGTAAGTGTCAGAGCGAACAGGAATGTTAGGAACAGCAGCTCGACGTTCAATAGGAACGTTGCCGGTCAATCTTTGCCAAAGTGTGGCCATAAAACAACCTTATGAGTTTTAGACCGATTCTAAACTTCTAGGCGTATTCGGTGTGTCGAATCTAGTATACTCCGACACCCGACATTGTTTGTGCGTTAGCGACATGCAACGCCCAGACAGTTGCCAGGAGCGCATCCACGTCACCGATGGAGTCTTTGCGGGAGATTTGCCAATACTCGCCAACGTACTTCGCGACGGCCTGACCGTTTTGCATAACTAGCAACGGATCGTTGTTGTGAGTCACTCGACCGTTAGCAAACATCGCATAGGCGGTCATGCAGGCCGTGTTGATTTCTTTGTTCCAGAGATTCCAGACGGTGATGCCTTTGTCTTTCAACTTGCGATGAAGCGAGTGCATTCCACGATCATCGAGGGCGACCGCGTTGATGGCTTGCTTACGGCAGATTTGCACGATCAGGTCAACGAGCTTGTCCTCGGTTGGGTTGACCAGCGATGCAACAATCTCGGTCTCGAAGTTATCGCCAACTCGTTTAGCAGCTGCAATGGTGGCGTGCTCAAAGTTGCGTGTTACATCCACACCGAGGATAGCGTTCTCGATGTTCTCGATGCCTGTGCCTGCAGCGCGTCTAAACAAGTCTCCTGGCAACCATGTTTCGCGCACTCCACTGATGAACTGATTTAGGGTGTAACGGCGCACTTCATGTTCAGGTTGCGTCTGGATGTCTTGGAGCACTCGGCCAATCGGAATGCGCCCGGCTTCAACCGCAGGATTGGCTGCCTTGATTGCTTCAGGGTCATCAAGCTGAGAGTTTGCTGGTGCTTCCCAAATGAACGCACCAAAACGTTCCAGGTTCTTATCACCAGCGATAGCCTGTTCCGCTGAGCGATACAAGTCGATAAGTGTCTGTGATTCTTGGTCGCCTGCTGTAGTGATCATGACAACTTGCGCACCAGCCACCGCAGCGGTTCCTTTTAGGGCTGCAGTCCAGATTCCACGCTTAGCCAAGTGACCTTCATCGAGGATGCACCGACCACCGATGGTAATACCCTGCAGAGACGGCTCACGAGCGGGACTGACGTTGTATTTGCCACTGCCATCGGTCTTTGCCAGACCGCGGGTTTCTGTGGTCTTTTTGAAGCGTTTAGCAAGCCAAGGGGTTGAGTCAATAACGTGCTTCACGCGTGAGTAAATGATGGAAGCCTGTTCACGTGTCGAAGCCAGACTTAGGCAGTCACCGCGCCTAAATGCTAGAGCCTCAAGAGCCAAAGCACCGCCAAGAACTGACTTGCCGTTTTGACGGCCAAGGGACACCACAATTTGACGGAACCGCAACTCGCCTGGATGCGTCTCATGGTCATCAGGGTATCGCTCGAGCATGGCACGCAATAGCCACTTCTGCCACTCGTCGAGCTTGAGTGGCTTGTCACTCTCAGGCGTTACCCAGCACAGTTCAATCAAGTCAATGAGACGGTCGCCATCGGTCGGGAAGTCAGCCGATAGCGGAGGGGTGAACCGGGCAGGGAGTTGCATTACCTTTTGAGCATCTCGGCCAGAGGGTCAAACTCTGGCGCAGAACCGTTCAAGTGTCGGCTGATCTCGAGGATAGTCTTGCGAAGTTCAGCTGCGGTTGACGTGTTTCCTTTGTCGTCGAACTCGGCGGCCAGCCTGAGGGCTATTAGCGCAAGTACTGCAGATTCCGCATTCAGTTCGCATTCGTTTAGCCAGTCTTTGAGGGCTGATTCAATCATGTTGACTCCGTTCAAGTCCAAATAATCTAACTCGGTTACACTTATCAAGAGATTCTTGCAAACTATGAAAAGAACATGCAGGGACTCGTCAACAAATACGGACTCGGAGAGTAAAAAATGACAATCGACTTTGACACCATGACCCTGAACGAGATCGAGCAAATCGAACTCCTGACTGGTCGAAGCATCGACGCAATCATGGATGAAG